TTAGAGCAGGGAATCACCCTGCCTGATACGGAGATATAATGGGAGCATCACCAGAGCAGTTTCGGCGCGTGGCCTTCGCCAAAGAGACATCATTCAAGACGGCGGGCACCTGGGTGAATGCGAGGTTGGCGACGTGGGTCGCCTTGAGGGTGACCGCGGCGTTGTCAGCCACCGCGCCGGCGAGGCCCGGGTAGAAGCTGAAGGAGCCACCGGAGAGCGCCGAGGTGACCACATAGGTGCCGGTCACGCCTGCGAAGGTGACGACATCGCCCGCGATGATGGTGCCAGAGCCGGTGTCAACCGCGACGGTCTTGATGCCGGCTGCGTAGCCACCACCGTTGTTGATTAAGTAACCGGAGCCGGTGCCCGCGGTGTGGGTGGGGATCTGCTGGTCTTCGACCCAGTTCATCCCGTACTTACGACCCAGCGAGCCCTCAATGACTACATTCGGGTCGCTCGACTGCTGGAAGCTCGAGAAAGCCGCGAGCGCCAGGGCGTTCGCCATCGCGTCAGGGGTTAAGACCCCATAGCGAGAGTCAAGCGGGGCGAGCTGGTTGGCGAGCGCCTTGCGGGCATCGGTGGCGCCGGCGACGGTGGTCGCGAATGGCGTAGTCGCCGCGGTGCCAACGTAGCCGTACACATCGGCATAGAGCGCCATCAGGTCGCTGTTGACCTGCTCACCGAGCGCCTTAAACGCCTCCCCCATCTGCATGGGGACGAAGTTCATATCAGACTCGATCTGCGTGAGCTCCTGGTCGTCGAGCGCGAAGTGAACGCGCTTCCATTTGTTGAGCGAGATCTGGACGGTGGTCGGAGTGAGCCCGGTCGGAGAGAGCGGGGTTGAGCTTGAGGTGACATCGGAGACGGTCAGCGATTGCGGCACTGGGAGGTCGATGGTCTTGCCCTGCTTGGAGAGCTCCATCTGAAAGTCAGTGCGAACGAGACGAGACATCACGCAGGCTTTGCGCAACGAAGGCAAGCCGCGCGACATAATGGTAACGAGTAACGAGGTTAAGGTATTGGCCATGAGAGGCGCTCCTGTTGAAAGAGATCGTTTGCCTGAAAACGACCTCTCCACCGGAGCGGCCCTCGTCTCCACCGGAGCGAGGCATCACCGAGCGCCGCGAGCATCCACCGGATGCCCTGCAGCCCCCTTTGATGTGTGCTGTGTGTTTTTACACAGCGGTAGGCATGTTCAAAAGCTGACACAAGACTGACATGGTGTCAATCAATAATATCAACGAGCCCCTTTTGCATGGCGCTAAACTGCTCCGGAGAAGGCTTTTGCGCCTGTTCCCGGGTCAATGCTACCCGCGAGCCCCCCGCGCCGCTCACGCCAGACGACCCCCGCGCCCCACCGCCCTGGGCTTGCACGAAAAGATCCTTGTAGGCGCCCTCGCGCTGCACCTGCACCCACTCCTCGAGGGGCATCGGCTCCGTCTCTTTGCCTCGCTGCCGAGAGTAGAGCGGTTTGTCTCCCTCATAGGGCACGTAAGAGCCGTCCTCTTGTGGCTTAAAGGTGTTCTGCGCGATGGCGAAGAGGGCGCGGGCGGCGTGGTCATCCCGGACCTTGTGGGTGTTCGTGGCGCCGCTGAACGTCGAGCGGAACGACTCCGCGCGGGCTCGCTTCTCGGCGGCATCGCGTGCGGCGCGCTCCTCCTGGAGGGTCCGGTTGATCTGCGCCACCTGCTCCTCCAGGCTCTTCGCCTTGTTGCTCTCGGGCGCGACCTTGGCGATCTGGTCTTCCAGCTCTTTGATGCGCCGCTGCGCCGCGATGTTGTTCTCACGGAACTCTCGCAGTCGGATCGCGGCGTCGTCGTTCTGCGGCGCTGGGGTTGCGTCCTCTTCTACGTCAAGCACCCACTCAGAGCCCTGCTGTCGATAGAGGCTCGCCAGGGTTGGTTCCGGTGCTGCTGTTAATCGTCGCTTGAGTGCTGCCATTGTCTAGCGCTTTCTGGGCGGTCTGCGCCCGTTGTAGGAGGGGTTGCACCCACTCCTTCTTTAAGAGCCCACCGGTCTGGAGGGCATCGAGTAAGGTCGAGAGGTCGATCTGGTTGGACGCGAAGAGCTTCAGCAGGAATTCAGCCTCCCACTGTTCAATCTTGGCGTCGAAGAACTCACTGGAGAACGTCACCGAGTAGCCTGCATCGGCTTTACCCAGCCAGCGCGCGAGGAAGCGTACGGCGATGGTGAAGCCTTTGCTCAGGGTGTTGGTGATTTGCTGCAGGACGGAGGTCTCTCCGCGTGCGGCAATGCTCAAGGCGTCGGCGGTCTCGACGGCTTTTTTAGCAGCGCGGAGGAAGGTCGCCCCCATTCTTGCCATCTGGTCTTCTTTGGCGGCCAGGTCGGCGCCGAGTGCGGTGAGTGCGGTGCCGCTGGGCTCGGTGTAGGACGAGGAGCCGCCCATCGTAAAGATCGTGAGCCCCACCCCAAGGGCCATCTTGGTCTTGGGTCGGTCCTCTTCGGCGAGCCCATCAATATGCAGGATCGGGGTGCTGCAGATGTTGAGGTAGTTCTGCTTATTGGCGGTCACCCGGTAGTGCTTGAGGTTGAGCGAGACGATATCCGCGATAGGGCTTCCGCCACACTCCCCGTTATTGTCTTCGTACTCGACGACGATAAAGGGGATCTCAGCCAGGCGCTCCCCGTTGCTCATCTGAGGCAAGACGGTGAGTTCTTCGACGAAGGCCCACCCCTTCTGCCCGGCGGCCTCTACTTCGCGCATCACCCGCTGGACATAGACACCATCAATCAGTTCGCAGACGCGATACTGATCGCGCTCCTCAAAGGTGTAAGGGGCACCCGGTTTGGGCTCGCTGTAGCATTCTTTGAGAATGACAAACCGCAAGATATCGTCTTCATAGTGCCAGTTGACGATGCTCTCGGCGGTGTAGAGGTAGAGTTGGGGAAGCTCACCGGGAAGGATCTCGGCGAGGATGCCCAGCTTACCCACGCGCCACATCTCCCGGGTGGCCTTCTGCCCGAGCTCCTCCAGGCTCTGATTGTGCGAGGCCTTCTCTTTAAGGGTTTCGAGACCGGGGAGTTGCGCGGCGATGGGTTGCCGGTGGTGGGCTCCTACCATCGCGTCAACGGTCTTGCCGCTGGCGTTGTACCATTCGGCGCGATCGAGATAGGGGCGATACTCAGCATCGCTCATACCATAGAGCCTGGGGAGATACTTCTCCTTGCCCTCTTTGATCTCGTCTTCGCCGTCGCTGGCATCGCGCCACTTCTGCCAATCAGGCAGGCGCTCACTGTATTCGGGGTGCAGATAAGGGAACGTGCTCACGAGTAGCCTCCTATGCCGCCGCCACTCTTGGCGGTCTTGCGGTGTATGACGTAGCCAAAGGCGTCGAGGATGTGGCCCCACGGGGAGCGCGACCTGTCGCCGTGTTTGAACTTACCGAATGCTTCGATCAGGTGACGGCAGGAGGGGTCCACCTTGATCCTGACCTCGCCCTTGGCGTTGCGCAGGTAACTCAAGACAGCGTTATCCCGGTCACGGATTGGAGGATTCGATGGAGGCACATCCAGCGCGAAGCCTGCATCCTTAAAGGCCTGGTGGTCGCTCTTGCCGGTGTGCTGCTTCGCGGCTCCACTCGCATCGGCGATGCACACGACAGGGCCCCCTTTTTGGTGATTGATCCCGCGCGAGGAGAGCCAGGCAACGACCATCGCAGCGTGCTCGTCTGTCGTCGCCTGATACGGGTGATAGACCTCGCCGATGGCGCAGAACATTTCTCCCTGCTTCTGGAGAAAGACCGCGACGCGAGGCGAGTTGTTGAAGTCAAGGCCCACGTACAAGGGGAGACCAGCCGTATAAGAGCAGGGCGCAATGTGAGAGCGCGGCTCCCAGTTGTGGTAGACCGCATCGGGCCGCCCCACAAACTCGGCGCCGAACTCTTGGCGGAACTCCAACTCGCTCATATCAGCGCGCGCCTGGTCGATCTCGGCGGGGTCCAGAAAGGGATTCGTCCAGGAGGGATATTGCCAACTCGCCCACTGCGCATCCTCGCGACTCTGCCCTCTCTCATAGAGCTTCTGAAACCAACCCCCGATCTCGTGCGGGGTTGAGATGAAGAGCGCCCAGCCTTTGCGGTCAGCCAGGGCAGGACGAAGCGATTGTGTCCAGGTGACCTCAGAGGTGTAGTCAGCCTCATCAATGACGACCCCGTCGAGGCCCTCACCGCGTAGCGTATCGGGGTTGTCTGCTGATTTGATCCAGAGCTCACCACGCCCTAAGCGAATACACCGAGTACTTTCAGCGATGAGCACGTTGGGGAGTTGAGCAAACAGAGGGCGCAGCAAGCGCCATGCAAGCATAGCCTGCGAATACACCGGAGCAACCCACCAGACGCGCCTACCCCTCACCACCTCGCGAAGCGCAAGATAGGCGCCTACGCGCGTTTTACCCCAGCGCCTACCGCAGACCACGACCCTGAAACGTGAAGAGCACGCGACAATTGTACGCTGCAGCGGGTGTAGTCCCGGAGGGATTAACTTACTGTTCATCAGGCCACTTGAGAACAAAATCCTGCACCACTGAGACAACGGCAGGCTCTCGCTTGCCCCATCGATCTGGGAAGCGCCGCTCCAAAAGCCACGCCTTAGACTGCCACGACTTGTCTTTTTTGATCTCGACCACGAGCGCAATCTCAGCAGAGGCGAGCGCCTCCTCGTAGTCGTCGCGCAGTGCTGCATCTTTCTTGAGCCACGCGTACCATGTTTGCTTTGACACACGAGCAAAGGAGCAGGCTGCCTCGACGGTTGAACCGCTGCGCAGCGCAGAGAGCACCTTTGCCTGTACCTTGGCGCGGTCTGCGTCGGTGGCTCGCGGTCTCATGCAGACCCCCTTTTTACAGGGTCAGGAGTGTCAATCAAAAGCGTCCCGGTCGGAGTTGCACCGCCCTCTCCCCCTTGGTGGGGGGGGTGTGTCGCTAGCTACACTTGAGACGCGCGAGACCCCTTTATACATGCAAGCGCCTGCGGCTTCAATAGCGCTATACGGCAGGATAGGCACCGTCAGCCGGTCGCGCGCGCGCGGGTCGAGAAAGTAACTGTACCGCAACTGAAGGCCAGGGAGAGGAGTAAAGCCCGCCTCCTTATACCATCGCATGGAAGCCCCGCACTTCCCAGCCATAACA